CTCCAGATCGTTGACCCGACGGCATACGCTCGGGACTTGTACGTCTCGGGCTTCCTGCTCCGGCTCACCAATCGCGAGGGCCGAACGTGATCGCCATCGACGCGGGCGGGGCTCCCGATAAGTTCTTCGCCATCGCCTCGCAAGTGGACGAAGACCCGACGGAACTGCTCGATTCTCTCGTGCCGATTTTGCAGGCAGGGGAACGGGAGATTTTCCTGTCTGAAGTCTCCCCGGGTGGCATGCCGTGGGAAGAACTGTCGCAGGTGACAATCGACCGCAAGGGCTTCTCGCAGATCCTGGTGCATACAGGGCGATTGTATGAATCGGTCGTGACGCCGAACGGCACGTCAGATACGATCTGGGAGACGAGTGCGGACCCAGCCTACTTAATCTTCGGGACGTCGGTGCCATACGCGAGGTACCACCAGACCGGAACGCGACGCATGCCAGCGAGGCCGTTCATGGGCATGGGCCGCAAGACAGAGCAAGAGGTCGTCAACGCGGTGGCTGACGCCGCAGTCAAACGCATCGTGAAGGAGAAGTGAGATGGCAGCGTCAATGGGTCATCAGTCGCGACTGTCTCTGGCAGCAGGCGGGACCGCGATTGGATCGTACACGGAGGCGTATGAGTTCCTCACCGAATCGCTCCGCAAGCAGTTGACCATCGTGGACACTGCCGGACTGCGGGGGACACGCTCGCACCCGGCAGAGCGGACACGCGACGGCACCTACGCTATCGGTGGCGGGCTGCAATTCCACGCCACCCCCGCGATGCTCGATCTGTTGCTGCCTCGCATCCTCGGGGCGAATGAGGCCACCGACGTCTTCGCCTTGGCCGAGACCCTGCCCGAGTTCGATGTGTTGATCGACCGCGTGGCGAAGCGGTTCGTCTACGGTGGCTGCCAGATCAATCGGGCGACCTTCCGGGCTGCTGCTGGCGGCCCGCTGGAACTCGATCTTGACGTCATCGGCAAGACGGAAGTCGTCTCGGCGACAGCGTTCCCCTCGATCACGGCTCCCGTCGATCCTCCCTACGTCTGGCAGGATTGCGTCTGCACAGTCAACGGGTCGGCCCGCGTCGTGACGCAGTGGGATTTGACCATCGACAACGCACTCAACGCGAGATTCAGCAACTCGCAGACTGCGACCGACATTCACTCGACCGATCGCATCGTGACCGTGAATCTGACGGTGCCCTACACGTCGTCCGAGGTGGACCTGTACGGGGTCAACACCGGCGGGGCAGCGGCGGCGACGTTCGTCTTCACCAACGGCAATTACTCGACGACGTTCTCGATTGCCAAGCTCCAGGTTCCCGATCAAAGCCCGGTCGTTGATGGGCGAGGAGAGATCCTATTACAGCTCCAAGGCGTGGCGAAGCAGAGCAGCACGACGAACGAACTGGTCATCACCCACGACAGCACCGCATGAGCGGACAGACGCGGGCGCAGTTGTGCGAGTTGTGGACGCGGCTGGGCGGGATCGAGGATCGCGTCGGGCCGAAGGTGTTGGGCGATCTGGTGCGGGCCAGGTCAGAGTTGTATCGAATCCTGTGTGAGGCGGAGTGATGCTGACGGCATTCGTGGACGACGGCTACACGCGAGACGGGCGGATTGCCGAAGCGGCTGGGAGGTGGCCCGAGATCAATTTCGCGTATCGGCCTGCTGACGCCTCGCAGTTCACAGAGCAGGTCGTCCGGGGCAAGCACCTGGACGATGCCGCGTGGCACAAGTTCGTCGCCGAGCGGCTGGCGAAGAATCTGGTCTCGTGGGACATCCGCAACAGCAAAGGCGAGTCCGTGCCGATCACTGCGGAAAACCTGATGCGGCTTGTTCATCCTGTGTTGATGCGGATCTACGCGATCATCAACAGCACCGAGGCGAGCGACGACGCGGGAAACTGGCAGCGGGTGTGAGGCTGGCCATCCTCCACCCGGGCATCGCGTGGCGTGACTGTGCGGACTGCGAAGCCCATGTCTACGACGAGAAGACGGGGCGACGGATGGAACACGGCGGGAGGCCGATGAAGAGGCCCAAGGGCAACTTGGCACCGTGCAGGACGCGGGCGAACGGATGCCCAAAGGGGACGCCGGAAGCATCGCGGGCGTTGAACGAGCGGAACCAGCGAGCGTACCAGCATTACCTTGAGTGCCGTGCTGTCAACCAGTGGCCCGACGATGGCATCGTGCGGCGGAATGCGTCGATCATTCGGCAAGTGATGGACGCGTGCGAGCAGGAATTGACTCTCTTGGGGAAGATCGCGAATGGCTGACGGCAGCAGGGACGTCACGATCAAGATTCGCCTCCAGGCCGAGGGGCAAGCCGACATCCGCAAGGGCATCGAGGAGGCAGTGAGCAAGCCCGCGAAGATCGCACAGGGCGAGATGGGCAAGGTTCGCTCTTCGACCGTCGAAGCGGCTCGCGGGATTGCCGAGATCGGCAAGGCATCGGATGCGGTCTATCAGAAGATGGCGACTGCTGAGACCCGCATGGCAGCGATGCGGCGGGACGAGCGGATCAAGGAACTGAAGGCCAAGAAGCGCAACGCTGAGGAGGAAATCCAGCTTCAACAGTTGACCGCAGAGAAGGCGGCACAGGCCGAGGAGCAAGCGACGCGGTTTCGCACGATCAAGTCGGCGGAACGGCTCGCGGTCTACAAGCGCGAGAAGGCCGAGGAAGTTCGGCTAAACGAAGAGGCTGAGTCGAAGAAGCGGGCAAGCGAGGCGGCGACCGCCAAGTTCCGCAAGATCGCGGTCTCGGAACGGCTGGCAGCGTTCAAGCGCGAAAAGGCGGAGGAAGCCCGCGTCAATGCTGAGGCCGACGCCAAGTCTAAGGCGATGGAGGCGGCAGCGACCAAGTTCAAGGCGATCAGGCTGTCTGAGCGGCTGGCGGCATTCAAACGAGCCAAGGCCGAAGAGGTGCGATTAGAAAAGGAAGCGGAGGCGCAGAAGAGAGCGGCTGCTGGTCAGGGCGGCGGATTCTTTAGCGAACAGAAGGGCCGATTCGCCCGAGGGGTCGCGGGTGCAATGGCGGCACCGGCTGCAGTCGGTCTTGGGGCGCAGTTCGCCAACAGCATCGGCGACACGCTCAAGACCATCGCGGCGATTGTGCGTGGTGATGAGGAGGGGGCGAAGAGATCGCCTCTCTACCTCGCGGGCGTGAACTTCTGGGAGGGCGTCAAGGAGTTCTCAGAGTCCACCGGCCTCTTCCGCGACATCCTGCCAAAGATCCTGCCCGACTTCCTCCAAGACGAGAAGAAGCGGAGAGCTGAGACGCTCAAGGAAGACGAGGCCAAAGCACTCACGCTGCAAGCACAACTAAACGACATCATCCTCAAGCGGACGCAAGCCGAGCGTGACCTGTTGGCCGCAGAGAAACAGAGGATCGAGGCAGCCCGGCAAGAGTTTGGATTGATGACTCAGCCCGAGCAACAGGCCATCTCGGGCATCGCCAAGAAGATCCAGCAGGGCGGCATCCAAGCACTGACCGGGCCGGAACTGGAGCAGGCCCGGGGGTTTCAAGGATTCGCGGGTCTGATCAGCGAGCAGGCAAAGCAGGCGGCAGGGGCTGGCGGATTCGACGCGATTCTGGCAGCGACAGGAGCGGCCAAGCGGGCGGCGGATCTGGAGGCTAAGATTGCGGCGGAGGTGAAGAACACGTTCAACCTTGAACTCGACCCCGCCGACTTGGCGAACCAGTTGGAAGAGAAGATCAAGCCAGCGTTAGCCAAGGTCGAAGCGGAGATGATTAAGACCCTCCAGAGCGAACTCAAGGCCACTGAGACACGCATCCGACAGGCCCAGGCGATCCCCCTGCAATGATTCTCCGCTACGGTTCCTACGCTCACGCAGACGCCGAGGTCTCGGTGTCGATCTCGAAGCAGCCCGTGTTCAACACGATCGGCCTGCGGAAGGGCTATATCGAGCGGTGGCAGGTTCGCGGAATCTTGCATGCGGCAGACGCTGACACGCTCAGGACCGCCATAGAGACGCTGGAGGCGGGCTATGGTGCCGATAACTACGACCTCGTGCTATACGCGTCCGATGGCGTCACGGTGCGTCATGCGATGCGAAACGCGGGCTCCCCGGGCGGCGTGCGAGTGATGCAGTTGGACTATCCCGAGGGGGACGGGGCGGAATACACGACGTACCGAACCTACAACATCTCGCTCGAAGCCGAGTACCTCACGCAGCTTGGCGTCGAGTCATACACCGAGACGTATGATTTCAGCGGCGGTGGCGAGGCGTGGGTCATGGTCGAGACGATCACCGGGCCACCACTCCGGCAGACCGTCCGGCAGCAGACCCCGTACCGGTGCACGCAGAGCGGGTCGAGCGTTGGCGGTGGGGCGAGACCGTCACCGCCTCCCCCGGCATTCCCCAGCGTCGAGCATGTCAATGAGCGGCGCATTACTTACGGAACTCCGCAATTCTTGAGAAACGGCAACATCCAGTACCCTCTTTCGTGGTCGTACTCGTTCGAGTCGGCCACTCCTCTCTTTGCTCTCCCCCCTGGGTAACCCATGGCTACACGACGATGGCTTGGCAACGCTCTGGCGATTGCCCAACGCGAGACGATCACAATCGGCGGGACGTGGCTGGCCAATGACACGCTCACTGTGACATGCAACGGGCGAGACCTGGTGTTGACGATCGGCACCACAGTCACCACTACGCAGATCGCGACCGAACTGGCGGCGGCACTGGGCAGCACCAGCAGCACGCTCGGGACC